GATCGGCGGCGACGGAGAACACCCGCAGCCGCGTGATGTTGGCGTTGGCGCCTGCCGTGACGAGGACGCCGGGGTCTGCCGCGAGCAGCAGGAGGCGCAGCCGGGAAAGGGTGGCATCACCACCGACGAGGGTCAGGGTGCCGGGGTCGGCAACGATGGTGGTGGGCCCTGCCGACAGCCGCGACAGGACGGCATCACCACCGACCAGGGCCAGGGCCGCTGGATCGGCAGCAAGGGTGATGACCCGGAGCCTGGACAGGGTAGCATCGCCACCGGCAAGGGTCAGGGCTGCAGGGTCTGCCGCGAGGCTGAGCAGCCTGAGGCGCGTGATCGTGGCATCGCCACCGGTGAGGCTGAGGGCTGCCGGATCGGCGGCCACGGTGCGCACGACGAGGCGCGAGAGCGTGGCATCGCCTCCTGCGAGGGCGAGGGATGCTGGGTCGGCGGTCAGGGAGAACGACCGCAGGCGCCGGATGGTGGCATCGCCACCAGTGAGCGCCAGGGAGGCCGCATCGCCGGCCAGTGAGAAGGTGCGGAGCCGGGTGAGGGTCGCGTCACCACCGGTCAACGCCAGTGCAGCTGGGTCGCCAGCGACAGTGAGCACCCGGAGCCGGGTCAGGGTGGCATTGCCTCCGGTCAGGGACAGTGCTCCCGGATCACCAGCAACGGTGCGCACCGCCAGCCGGGTGAGCGTCGCATCACCACCCGTCAGGCTGAGCGTGGCCGGGTCTGCGGTGACGGCATAGGTCCGCACCCTGCGAACCGTTGCATCCCCACCGACGAGCGCCAGAGAGGCAGGGTCGCCCTCCAGGGAGAACGACCGCAGGCGCGTGAGGGTGGCATTTCCGCCCGTCAGCGACAGGCTGGAGGGCGTCGCGGTGAGGGTATAGACAGCGGCGGCATCAGTCGCACCGAACAGGGACGCGGCGATGTCATCCCACGCTCCGTGCCGGTCCGGCACGGATGTCGCGGCGAACTTCCGGGCCTTATGGGCGAGGATGCCCCGCTGCGCCCGGAGCGCCATGGCTCAACCCTCCGCGATCTCGATGCTCACCGCAGGGGTGCTGGTCGAGGTGGATTCAGGCAGGCCCAGCAGCATCAGGGCTGAGGTGTCGAACACCTGAGGCATACCCGTCAGGTCAGGGCCGAACACGTTGAGGGTGTTGGCGTTCACCCTGCCCACCCAGAGCTTGCGCATAAACACCGCCGTCACGGCACCCGAAGCACTGGTGACGCCATTGACGAGGTAGCCGTTCATCAACCTGGCTCCGTAGTCCCCGGAGTTCCACGGCACCCGCAGCATCCGGTTCACGGCCACGTTGTTGGTGCTCACCGTGGCTGAGCTTTCGGCTGTGTTGTTGTCCTGGTCGCGGTAGCTCATCTGGAAGGTGTGCGCGTGGGAGCTGCCAGCCGTGGTCAGCCATACCCACATCTCCACTTCCTCCCATGCCGGGGTGGTGCCATCGGCCCTGAACGGCAGCCGCCCCGAAAAGTCCGGCTGTGTGCTGAGCGTGACGGTGGTGGTACCGCTGGTGGGGATCGTGGTCGGCCCCGCCCAGAACAGCACGTCATAGAGCGCCAGGGTCTGGTTTACCGGGGAAAAGGCCTCCACACGGGAGAGGTAGCCCTTGTTGCTGCCCTGGAATGCCTGAATGGCAGGGAAGCCGGTCTCGGCGTCGGTTGGCACCAGGCCGGTGGTGGTGTTCGACGGCGCCGTGCCAGCTGCAGGAAATCCAGCAGCACGCCAGGTCGTCGCCCAGTTCCCCGCCGTAGTGGTGACGGCAGCCGTCTTGCTGATCTGCAGCTCGTGCTTGTAGGCCCCGATGTACTGATCAAAGGTGGTGATCGCCATGGGCCTCAGGCTGCATCAGTGACGGTGAACAGCGCGAAGTTGGCATCGAGGTCAACCTGCAGCGTCTCGCCCACCAGCAGCGTGATGCTCGACCCGTAGTCCCAATACCCAATCAGGGGGTCCGCCGTGGGGCTCGTCGGCGTGTCGGCATAGAGCACCACATACCGGAACGGCCCCACCGAGGCACTCGACTGCACGTGGGAGAAGTCGGCATTCGTCACCACCCTGGCGCCATCAGTCGAATCAATCGCGGTGGACACCGTGCCCACGCTCATGCCACCGGCGGACCAGTTGCCGCCGCTCACCTCCGTGATCTGTGACAGGGAGTTGTGGCTCAGAGTGGGGGCAGTGTTCGTCAGGGCGAACTTCAGCCCTGCCGCTGACCAGTTACTGCCGTAGGACCCATCAGTGAGGCGCTTTGCGTGGCCGTCGTAGAAAATCAGTGCTGCCATGGTCAGGACTCAGAAAAGCGTCAGGTGCTGGTGTCGAGCCACAACAGGCCCGTGTCGGGTGGCGGTGAAGCGCCGACGTAGATCTGCCCTGGCCGATACGCCAACGCCTCCCACGCCGTCACGCCATCGCCCATCTTCTGCAGTCCGGTGTCACTCTCAGTCGCCATCTCACCCTCGAGCAAGATCGGATTCTCAGCCGTGAACTCCGCCGCCGTGGCGTACAACGTCCGCAGCCGGTAGCGCCTCGTCACAGCCAGTCACCATCAATCACGACTTCAGAGTCACCAGGCGCCGGCGGCAGCTCACCGTCAATCCGCTCCAGCGGTACGTGGATGGTGGAGCCGTCAGTGCCCGGCCTGGAGCTCTCACGCGCCACGTAGTTCGCCCCATCCACCGTGATGCCCTGGCCCTCCGTGATGCTGGCCCACACGGCCGCCGGCAGCTCGAGCATCCAGTCCGTCACCACCACCGCGCCATCCAGCACCATCTCGGACGGGCTCCGCAGGATGCCCCAGTTCGTCACAGCGCCGATCGTGACGGCGTTCCCCAGGGTCGCCATCGTGCCGGCCGTGAGCTGTGCTGCGGTCGTCGCCCAGCTCATGGCAGCCGCTCCACCCTGATGCTCAACCTCGGCACGCCGGGGATCGAGCCGTCGCCCTGCACGTCGTCGTAGCGGATGACGCGGCCCACGTTCGCCAGCTGGATCTCATCCTCCCGCCCAAACTCCGTCACCACGACCCGCTGCATGTGGTTGAACGGGCCATGGCTGGCGGTGGTGTTCGTGAAGGTGAACACATCCCGAGCCGTGTCCTTCCCCATCTGGATCCGCGACGTGAACCGCTTCGTGATCGTGCCGGCCTGGGCCCCGAGCGTGATCCGATCCGCGCCCTTCGTCCCTCGCACCACCAGCTGAGCGAGCATCCCTTGATCGATCGTGACCGCGTTCGTCTCGCCCTTCAACGTCACCCGCACGCGATCCACCACCGGCTGACCCGCCCACCCCGGCCGGCCACGCATCACGATCTCGCCGCGCTTCTTCCGCTCCACCACCTCGCACGTCATCCAGGACGGCAGGCCACGCACGAACGCATCACACGGCGCCGCCTTCGATGCCACAGCCACCGGCGCCATTGCCGCAAGGATCAGGGCGAGCATGGGCAAGACCGCAGCTGTTGAGCCTCAGTCTACCGAGGCTGATAGCCAACCCTCAACGCCGCCGTTCTTCGATCCGCAGCAGCCGCTCATCTTGTCGTCTGTCGTTCTTCTCCAGTCGATCCACTTCGCTCGCCAGGTCACGCATCAGGATCTCCGACTGCTCGAGCTTTCGCAGGATCGCTTCCTGCTGTGATGGCAGCCGCCAGACCAGATAGACCACTCCGCTCACGCTTGCCGTCATCGCCAGGCCGATCACCACCCCCACTGCGTTCGTGAGCACCACGCCCCAGTTCACCCTCAAGGGCGGGTCAGTGGCGGGCGGGGGCGTCATGTGGCGGATGACCGTCAGAGCTCGTGTGATGCGATGCGCGACAGAATGACCCGGCGCTGGGTGTGCGGCGACCATAACGCCCCTCAGGACTGCGTGTCGAAGGCCTCATTCTCAGGCGTCGCCGGATCATCGCCGATGAACTCGCCGCCCTGGGCGGTGCCGGCCGGATGGCGGGCGCGCTTGCGGCTTGACGGTTCGGGCTTCGACTCCACGGCTCCGGAGGCGTGCTCATGGGCAAGCACCTGGTAATAGCTCATGACGCCTCCGCCGCTGCCCTCACTCTACCGAGTGTGACGGAAACATGAAAATGCCCGGGGTTCTCACACCCCGGGCAGCTCTGCCCTTCGTCCGCCCCTCTCGGAGCGCAGAGAGAGACTATCAGCCGAGCAGCCGGATCCTGGCGCTGGTGGCGCCATCGGTGTTCGCATTGCCGTCAACGGCATAGCCGCAGAGCGTGTTCCCCGAAGACACCGCGGTCACCAGCGAGCTGGCGGCGATGCGATAGACCGGGGCACCAGCGGCAATGGCGCTGCTGGCAGCGGTGGACTTAGGCAGGTCGAACACTCCCTTGAGAGCGAGAGTCCCTTGCTGGCCGCTGGTGACATCCGTGACCGAAACACCAATCAGGCTGCCAACGGCCACCAGCTGCCCGCTGGTGATGTTGGCGCCTGCGGTGAAGGTGATGAAGTCACCGTTCTGGACGTAGTTCTTCATTGGGTCCTCAGAGAATGATGGGATGGGTGATCGTCATCAGACCGCGGCGGACCGGGTGATGAAGCGGTAGTCCTTCACGGCGCAGCCGAAGTCGAACCGCGCCAGCAGCTCGACACCATCGGGGTCGCGCTTCTCGGTGGTGGTCACCGTGGGCCCTTCTTCGCCCGCCAGGTAGCCGTAGACGATGCCCTCCACGCTGGTCGGTGCAGCCGCCAGGTAGAAGATGCTCGCGGCGCCATCCAAACGGGGTTCCACGATCAGCTCGATCCCGGCGGACTGCACCGTGATCGGGCCGTTGTCACCCGTGCGGGTGTTGGCCATGAAGCCGTTCGGGAACAAGAACTGCAGCGCCGTGGCTTCCAGATCGGTCGGCACCAGCATGTAGCTGGGCGTCAGATTGATCGTGTTCCCCGCGATGTCGGTCTGCTTCCGCATCAGCTTCCGCATGGCGTTGATGCCGGCGGTGTTGATGCTGGCGGCCGAACCGGGGTAGTTGTTGTGGCTCGAATGGAACAGCGCCTGGTTGTCCACACTGGTCACGGCGTTGCCGGTGATCAGCGCCCAGACCAGGTTCGACTCCAGGCGGCGGAAGCCGCGGCCCAGCATCTCGGGGATCCGCTCCAAGGCGGACAGGTCGTCGTTGATGATCGCCTGCCGGGTCACGCTCACCTTCTTGGCGTAGGTGGCGAGCCTCCACTGGTGCTGTGCTTCCACCAGCGTGCCGGACTTGTACTCACCGCCCTCGAGCAGCGCTTCAGGGGTGAGGCTGTCGGCCACGATCAGATCGCTGGCCAGCTTGAAGTCAGGCAGGTTCCGCTGCCGAGCGATCGCCCGCCAGGTGTGGGGCTCCTCCATGTAGGCCGCGTCGAGCGACTTGCCGGCCAGGTTGCTGAACAGCAGCGGGAAGTCGCTGGTGCTGTGGAAGCCACGCACCACCAGATCGGTCTTGGACATGCCCCGGGTGTTGACGCCCCGGCTCTCCAGGTACATCCGGGCGTACTCGAGCAGGGTGTAACCCCGATACTCACGGCCCAGATCAGACAGCTTCTGACCGGGCATGACGCGGGCGGTCAGCGCATCCTCGATGCCACGCATCAGGGTGTCGCCCTGGTCGCGCGTCACCTCCAGCTGCGCCTGCAGCACCGGATGACCGGCCTTCGACTGGCTCATGCCGTCACGAACCATGGTGAACAGATCCACGGCCACCTGATCCACGGGCTTGCCGCTGTCGATCAGGGAGCGGGTCTGCTCGTCGGACAGGTTGGCCTTGCGCGCCATGTCGAGGATGCGATTCTCGCGGCGCAGTTCCTGCAGGCTGCGCTCCACCTCCGCAACAGCCGCGGCCGGCTGCGGGGTGGGGGTAGGGGTGGACACCTCAGCAGGCGCGGCGCGCTCCACTTCGGTCGCCGGATCCACTCCGGCCAGGGTTTCGGTGTCAGGCATCGGATGATCCGGGCTGTTGGACTCGTCAGGGGATCGCATGATCGACGCCGAGTCCATCCCGACAACGACCAGGCTCACCTCTCCCATCTCCCAGTCCGTCGCCCTCACGAGCTCCGAACCTGGCGCCGTGTTGCGCAGAGCGTGAACACGGGCCCCCACTGAGAACCGGGCAGAGCCGTTCCGCAGTCGTGGCACCGCCACCGCCATCGCTTCCTCTGTGCCATCCACACGGCCGCGGCCAATCAGGCTCATCACCCCATCGATCCGCTCAAACCGCACTTCTTCGATCACTCCCCACACGTCTTTCGACTGGCGAGAGTGGTCGATCGTGGTCGGCACTGGTGCGCCAGGGAAGCGAAGCGCTGCAGAATCGTGAACGAGAATCACGCCGTCACCGACGTTCCGCTCACTCGAAATCACGATCTCGAATGTGCGGTCCTCTTCGTTCCAGCTGGCAGGCTTCACCAGTGCCATCCGTTGGATGACTTCAGGCGCAGCGACAGTCATGGCAGGAGAGTTCCCCATGGGCAGAGTCTACCCATCCTGCTCTCAGTCTCACAATCACGAGGGATTGCCGCCCTGTACGGTGTCGCCGCCCTGGCCCTCCCCGTCTGCCGTGGGCTCCGCCGCGCCGTTCTGCACGGCGAACAGATGCTGTGGATCCTTCGACATGTCCACCGCCAGCACCAGCCCCCGCTCACGGGCACCCTTCAGGTCTTCCGCCAGCTCGTCCAGCAGATCAGACGGCACGAACCCGAAGCTCCGCTGAACCTCGCTGAGCGTCATGAAGCCCGCCCTCACCGCATCGGTCAGCCACTGGATCTCCTCATTCGGCTGAATCATCTCCCGCCTGGGCGGCGTCCACGTCATCCGCCGCGGCACGCGGCTGGGTGCCACCATCCCGGCCAGATCGCGATACCACCGGCCGATCGGATCCAGCAGCTGCGGCACCAGCATGTTCCACTGCCAGCGGCTCAGGTTGCGCTGGAACTCCAGCCAGCCCATCCGGCCGCTGCTGAAGTTGACGCCCGACAGGTCGCCCGTCAGCGCCTCGTAGGTGATGCCGTAGCCCACCGCGATGGCCCGCAGCTGCTGGGTGCTGAAGGCCCCGTAACCCTCCACCTTCGGCGGATCGCTGAAGCGGATGTCCTGGCCAGACTTCAGCCGCTGGAGCAGGCCCGGCTCGATCGTCTCCGTCAGATCGTCGCCTTCCTGCTCCGTCTCGGCGTCGAGCTCCACCACGAAGCCCGCGAAGCACGCCGCCAGCTTCTGCTTCAGGATCTCCGCGCTCTCATAGTCCGCCAGGTCCCGCGCCCGCAGCAGCACGCTCGCGCCCCACGGCACGCCGGTGTATCGCCCCGGCCGCTGATCCTCGTAGATGTGCAGCAGCTCGCTCACCGGCACTTCCGTGCTCGTCAGCCGCGACGCGCTGATCCCTGACTCTCCCGGGTGCTGGTCATACAAAAACGCGCTCACCCATCGGCCCCACTCGTCGAACCGCTTCCCGCCCACGATGTCCTGCCCGTTGTCCTGCGTCGCGTCCAGCCAGTCGGGCTCCATCACCTGCAGCTGCAGCGGCACCATGCCCTGATCCGCCAGCCTGGGCTCCACACGCTTCCGCACCAGCACCGACCCGCGATTCACCACCGTCCGCATCGCCAGCTCCTGCAGTCCGAACAGGTTCGCTCGCCCGTAGAAGTCGCATTCGGTGCTGCTCGCCCACTCCTGGTACGCCGCACCGAACGCCTTCGTCCCGCCCACCGGCGCCCCTTCGATGCCCGTTCCGATCGTGTTGGACACGATCACCTCCACCGCCCGGTGGATCCACGGATCCGAGTCGTAGAGGTCCTGGCTGCGCTGAATCAGCCACCGCAACGCGGGCTTCAGGTCCGCGTTCGGGCCCTTGTTGCTGGTGAGCCAGCCGGCGGTGCGCCTGGAGACCTTCGCAGACTCGAAGGCGCGCAAGTGCGCCCGCGCCAGCTGCAGGTCCAGCACCTTCGCCTGCTCTGCTTCGGTCTTCCGGCGGCGTGCGGCGGCCATCTCAATCCCTCTGGAAGGTGATCTTCGACCGGCCGCCGCCGATCCTCAGCGCCGAGCTCCCGCCTGCTACTTCGGCTTCCATTAATGATAGCGTCTGCCTCATTTCCGCGAGAGAGCGATAGTTGATCATTCGATCTTGCGATCTTACGATTAGCTGCCCCGACGCAATCGCGGCCTTTAAGTTGTCGACATCTTGCTGAGACCAGGCCACGGCGCCGCTCGTCTCCTGAGTCTGAGAACAGGGTCATCGTAACCGCCGCGACCTTCTACAACCACGAGCCACCACGCCGGCCGCCACCACCATCTCCGCTGAGCCACCCCTCCCGACGCTTCCGCTTCGGTCGCGCCGCTCCACCTTCCACCGCCGCCGGCGCTGCAGCCGCCACGGCCACAGGGGCAGGCTCCGCAGCC